GTTTATCTTCTTTACTTGTTGCTTCGTTGTTTGTATCCATCTGTGTTAAAAAAATTCTTTTGGGGTAAAGTGGACTTTCGCATATCCAACGCGTTTTTGATGGAAGGTCTTTCTCCTCCCGACGCCCTCTATTCAAGGTGTCTTTTACTATTTTTTTAATGTTTTGTGGATTGAACAGTTCAATTTTATGACTCTCTTCATTGAGGATATCAGGGTCACTGCATCCCGCGGGGTTTGTTACCAAACCTTGTTCCACGGTTGTCCCATTGGGTCGAGTCTTGAACTGATCTTTCTCATCTTCTTCTTTTTTTTGTGCCTTAAGGCTTTTTACTTTTTTAATAAAAATATCTTCAAAATCAGCAACTTCAAATGTTTGGTTAATTAATAATAAATTGTTTTCTCTATCTTCAAAATACTCTTCGCAACTTGAAAACTCAGGTACATAATTATACAAATTGAACAACTCTCTTTTCACTATCTTATATCTCCACTCAAACTCTTCCTCTCCATGTAAAGCCAATTCGTGAAGATAGGACTCCACACTAAGTAAAAAATCACTAACCCTGAAATGCTTTGTATTAACATAATTAATTTGGTTGGTTATGCTCTCTAAATTTAAGGGTCCATACCAGTCACCATTAGGTGTCTGACAAAACCTTCTTTTCAGAAAGGTAACTTCGTCAAGCGCAACAAATTGGACCAAATCAGTACCATCTTTTTGTGGTGAAGTTACTACATAACCTATTTTGGATAAGTGTTTAACCATTTCAATGGGAGTTATCAATTCCTTATATTTATCATGAATTGACTTAGCAATATCATCTCCCACTACAATTTTGGGATTACTTTTCAACAGATCAGCTATGAGCATTCTCGCTGATCTCTTGTCTTCTATCTCGTCACTACCAACAACACACATATACTCTGCATAAGTGTCTGAAATGGAATTAGACAAACTATTAACCATGATTGTAGCATACCCCCCAGAACATATAGTGCCTCTTCGATACGTTACCAAATCATCCAAAATATGCTGAGAAAACATAACTTCAAGGTCTAAAATTTCTCGGGCTCTCTTATGTTCATCGTCGTAATATAAGTTACACATTTTAGTCCAGGCCATTGAAAATGCAGGCTGCTGTCTACCGTCAAAAGCACTATGATCATACTCGATGATATTACCGGCGCCTATACGTTTTGCAATTAATCCCCATTCATAGGAACTAGCGGGATTGACTCCTACTCCCAAACCATTATGTATACGGTTGGTCATTAGGTACTTCATAAAATCGAGTGTATAACAACGGGCTCCAATGGTATGCTTCATGGGCGCCCCGCTAATAAATCTT